GCGGAGGATATAGAAATTCTTATTCTGGAGAACCATCAGGCGGCAATTCTGCAAGCGAAACTCCAATTACAGCAATAGCAAAAGGAGTAGTATTAACTGTTGTTGTTGGCGGTGGCGGTGCAGCTGGTGCTGGAGGTACTTCTGGAACCAGTGGTGTAGTTGGTGTAGACACAACTATTACTCCTGATGGAGGAGAATTTACCACAATTACTTCTGATGGAGGTGGTTATGGTGCAAGAGATCAATACGATGGCGGTGATGGAGGTTCAGGCGGTGGCGGTGGTGCCACAGGTAGACCTGGAGGTTCAGCAACATCAAATCAAGGTTATGATGGCGGTGCTAGTACTAACGATAGAGGAGGCGGCGGAGGTGGAGCAGGTGCTGTAGGTGCCGCTGGAGGTTCTGGAACTTCTTATCCTCATGGCGGTGCTGGTTTAACTTCTACAATTTCAGGTTTCGGCGTTGGCAGATCTGGAGGTGGCGGAGGTGGTACTGATACTGCCAAAGCAAGTCCAATTTCTAACGGAACAGAATCAGCTAGTTATGGTACTCATGGTGGCGGTCATGGTTGTTATACGGATTCTAACCCAGTACTAGATAATGACGGAGACGCAAACACTGGCGGAGGCGGAGGTGGCGGTGGAAAAAATAATGGCAACAACAATCCTGGTGGTTCTGGTGGATCAGGCGTAGTTGTTTTAAGAATGGCTGATGAAAATTATTCAGGAACAACATCTGGTTCTCCAACTATAATCACTGATGCTGACAGTAGTGGACAGACAGTTTTAATCTTTAACGCTAATGGGAGTTACACAACATAATGGCACATTTTGCAAAATTAGGAAAAGGCAGTGTAGTTACAACAGTTCAAGTTGTATCAAATGATATAGCGACAACTGAACAAGCTGGTGTAGATTTTTTAAATAACCTTCATAAAACAAATGATGTTTGGAAACAAACTTCTTACAATACACATGGTGGAGTTCATAGATTAGGTGGAACACCATTTAGAAAAAATTATGCTGGAATAGGTTATAAATACGATAGTAGTAGAGATGCTTTTATTCCAATAAAACAATTTTCAACCTGGACATTAAACGAAGATACGTGTTGTTGGGAAGCACCAGCAGATGGCAGTGATTCTCATACAAATATATTACTGAAATAATGGAAAGAAAAGTTATAAATAATTTTCTAACCAAATCATATCATAAAGAATTAAAAGAATTGATGAATAGTGCCAATTTTCCTTGGTACTATAACTCACATATATCTTACGAATCAGGTAAATCTCCTCCACCAGATAATAGATTCTATGAAACTGGTTTCACTCACTCGTTTTGGGATAATAGAACAGGTGGTCAAAGAGATAGTTGGTATTCTCATTTTTGGAAACCTGGTTTATATCAAATAATGGATGCAGTTAATCAAGACCGCATTATTAGGTCAAGAGGTGATATGACTATGTACACTCACAAAGTATTTGAACATGATGCTCATATAGATTTTTCTTGTCGTAATGTATCAGCAGTTTATTATGTCAACGATAGTGATGGTGATACTATTTTTTATAACGAAAAGGCAGAAAAAAATTCAGATATTCCACAAAAATTAACAGAAGCAGAGAGAATATCTCCTAAAGCAAACAGATTGGTTGTTTTTGAAGGTAATGATATTCATACTGGCAGTTCTCCTAACAAACATAAAAATAGAATAATAATAAATTCTAATTTTCTTAAATAATTAGGCTTTATTCAAAAATAAGAATACAGTATAGTTATTTAGTAGTAGAAATATATTATAGTGGAACTCTATGTTACAAAAAGTAAAATTTGCACCAGGATTCAATAAACAAGTCACACCAACTGGCGGAGAAGGTCAGTGGCAAGGTGGAGATTATGTCCGTTTTCGTTATGGCACCCCTGAAAAAATAGGAGGCTGGGCACAGCTTGGAGATAATACCTTAACTGGCAGAACTACAGCTTTGCACCATTTCGTTAATGCCAGCGGTGTAAAATATGCAGCCCTTGGCACCAATCGATTTTTATATGTCTATTCTGGAGGTATCTTTTATGATATAACACCTCTTAAAAGTACAACAACTTTAACCAATGCCTTTTCAACAACCGATGGCGATGCCACAGTCACGCTCACGTTTGCAAGCGCTCATGGTATTTCTCAGTACGATATTATCCGTCTCGATAATTTTACTACTATTACCGATTCTGATTTTGGCTCTAGTGATTTTGACGATAATGATTTTATGGTTGCCACGATACCAAGTAGCACAACGCTTACAATCGAGATGGGTTCAAACGAAAGCGGATCGGGAGCCGACACATCCGGAGGAATAAGAGTTAAACATTTTTATACAGTAGGTCCCGCTACTGAAGCTAAAGGATCAGGCTGGGGCCTAGGACAATGGGGAGGTACTGTTTCTGGAGAAGTAACATCTACTTTGGATGGCGCTATTAATTCATCTGCTACTAGTTTAACACTTGCCGATTCAGATGGTTTTTCTTCTTCAGGCACACTTTTAATTGATAGCGAACTTATTACTTATACTGCCAACGATACCAGCACAGAAGGAATTTCAGGAATCACTCGAGCTAAATACAATACCACAGCTGCATCGCACTCAGATGGAGCAACAGTAACTGATGCTTCAGATTATATTCAATGGGGTAATCCAGTAAGTGGTGATACTATTATTGCGCCAGGTTTATGGCATTTGGATAATTTTGGTAACAAGCTGATTGCAACAATTACGGATAGCGCAAGCTTTGAATGGGATTCGGATGCTGATTCTGCAACGACAACTCGAGCAACTATTATTTCCGGAGCACCCACAGCTTCAAGACTTTCTTTAATATCTACACCCGATAGACACTTAGTTTATTTTGGAACAGAAACCACAATTGGCACAACATCAACACAGGATTTCATGTATGTTCGTTGGTCGGACCAGGAAGATATTAATACCTATACACCAACAGCAACCAATACTGCAGGTACACAAAGACTTGCGGATGGTACAAGAATTATTGGAGCGATTCGTGGCCGTGACTCTATTTATGTTTGGACAGACAATGCATTATTTGTTATGAAATTTGTTGGCGCTCCTTTTACTTTTTCTTTTGCACAGGTAGGAACAGGATGCGGACTGATTGGCAAGAATGCTGCAGTAGAAGTTGATGGCTCAGCGTACTGGATGTCAGACAATGGTTTCTTTAGATATACCGGTAAACTGGAATCGTTAGCATGTCTCGTTGAAGATTATGTTTTCGACGATTTGAATACCGTACCAAGACAACATATTAATGCCGGCTTAAATAATCTTTTTGGCGAGGTCACTTGGTTTTATCCATCAGAAAATGCAGACACGATTGACCGGGCAGTGACTTATAATTATATGGATTCAACGCCTGAAAGACCGGTATGGACGACAAGTTCATTAGCAAGAACATCATGGCAAGATTCTGCAGTTTTTGGCAAGCCACATGGAACTGAATATGATTCAAGTGCAACAAGCGATGGAACGGTGGGTAATACCGATGGTGTCACAACTTACTATGAACATGAAAAAGGACAAAATCAAGTTAAAGCAGGATCTACATCTGCCATTGCTGCGAACATTGAAAGTGGAGATTTTGATATTGGGCAATCAGGAATTCCTCAACAAGGAGACGGAGAATTTATGATGAAGATCAGAAGAATTATTCCTGACTTTTTACAACAAACAGGAACGGCTATTGTGACTTTGAATTTAAGGGATTTTGCTAATCAATCCTCAAGCGGCTCGACACTCGGACCTTTTAATTCAACTACTAGTACAACGAAAATAGACACAAGAGCCAGGGCACGAGCGGCTTCGTTAAAGATTTCAAATACAGCAACGAATACCCATTGGAAACTGGGAACGTTTAAATTAGACATACAACCGGATGGAAGAAGATGATCGATAAAAGTATTAGACAGCATTATCAAGATGGGGACGAAGTTAAAAAATTAAAATTAGTAGAAATGGGAAAAGAATTAATGTCTCCCATTACAGAACAAATTAAATCTCAAGCTTTACCTCAAGAAGGAAAAACACTACCTAATATTATAAGGGCTCCTTTACAAAGAGCAGCCTTAAGCAAATTAGGATTAGGCGCTTTGAATCCTGTACTTGGTCTATTGTCTTTACTTGGTATTGATCCAATAGCATGGCTGGGTGGAAAAATGACACAAGGAGGAGTTCAACAAGCTTTTCAAGCTGGGTTTGGCTCACCTCAAGAAGGCAGAGAATTAAGACAATTAGAAAATAGAAGAGCCAATATGCTTCAAAGAAAAGAAGAAGGCAGAAATTATTCAGAAAAGAATTTAGACATCGTTACAAGAGCCATAGCAGAAGCTAAAGGACTCGACATTAATAATCCTAATGAAATGAGG